CACGACCAATTAATGTTCCTGCTTCAACGTCCTCACCATTTGTTATTAAATGATTTGACATGTGACCATAATAAGTTTGTAAACCATTTCCATGATCAACAATAACCCAAGTGCCAAATCCTGAGTTTGGTTTACCAATAAAAGCTTTTCCTTTTCCGGTAGAATAAATTGGATCTCCTGTTTGGCCTTTAATGTCTATACCCCCATGAATTTGTTGTTGGCCAGTTACAGGATTAGTTCTGCTTCCATAAGAACTAGAAACTATATTTTCTCCTGTTCTACGGGTTGGCGGCGATCTGGTTGGTGTTATTGGTCCTGTATTAGTGGCAGGACCATCTTGAGCATAGTTCATTGGATTTTGTGCTTCGATGTTAGCCTTAATAGCTGCACCTAAATCCGCATCCTCTTGAGCTGCAACATCTATATTTAAAGAATCTTCTATTTGTTTAGCAAAATTTTTATTCAACAATGAATCTTTATTTCTATTAAAAGAATCTCTTACTTCTTTTTCAATTTCATCTTTGTTGTCAAAAATTAATTTTTTAAAATCTAAAGTTTCAAAAGAAGATTTTAATTTATCATACAAATCTCCACCAAGATTAGATAAAGATTTTAATGATCCACTAATAGATAAATCAAAAGATTCCTCTAGTTTTTTATACCCTAAAGTCATAGCTGCACCTACAGCAGCAACAGCAACTATTAACAAGAACATACTACTTTCTTTTTCTGTTTCCATTTTAGCTGGGCTAGAAGTATCACTTATGCTGACACTTCTAATACTTTTATCTGCAATTATTGCTGGAGACACTTTTTCTAATCTAGCAAGTTTATTAATTTCTCGTTTCATCAATAAAAAATTAATTGCAATAGATTCTAATTTTTCACTATTTTTTGCAAATAATTTAAAATCAGTATCTATGTTTTTCAAAACCCTATCTCCTGGAGAAGCGGCTTTTTGAGCTTTATACGCCTTTAATTTTGGAAACAAAGCAGTCAATAAACCGCCTTGGGGTAAGATTCTTTTAAAATCCAGCTTCTCTTTCAGTCTCTCTTTAGCTGCTCCACCTAATGAGCTAAAAACACCTTCACCAGCTTCACGGCGAGACTTAATAATATCGGTGAGTGAATTATTTTCCATATAAATTGTTATGTAGAACGGTAAGCTAGTTCAACTTTACCAGCATTTGCCATCCTTACATTATCCGGGTGATAATTACTAATAGGAGAATCAATTCTACGTCCAATAAAACCTTGATTTTGGCCAGGACCATCTTGAGCACTCATAAGATTTTCATTCGCATTAACAATTTCACCAATTTCATCAGTTTCACTTTTGGCAGGCGGTGTCATTGGTATCATTTGAAACTCACCTACATCATCACTTGGTGACACTGGCAATGGAGATGTTGGTGTGATGCTAGGACCAATGCTAGTAGTACCAGCTGGTAAATTAATAACATTTGTGGGTGTAAAGGACATCTCTCGCATACCTGCACCGGCAGCTGCATCTTCAGCATCTATATTACTAGATAGTAAAGTATCATTAGCTTGATTAGCTTTAACTTTTTGTTGTGGCACCAATTCTTGAACATAGTTCATTGATGCAGCAACAGAACCTAATGTAGCGTTTGTTATTCCATATTGTTTATTTTTTTCAATAAAATCAATAATATTTTGTTTTTTATTTCCTGTAAACATTATTTGATAATACTTATTGAATACTTCTATACCTTTTTCACCAATTAATCCAAATTTTTTCAGTTCTTCTATTGCTAGAGTTTTATCTTCTGGATCATTAGATTCTAAACCTTTTTTAATAAATTCGGCAACTTGTGGTTGCATCGTTTGTTTTAAAGATAAATTGATTTGTCCTTTAGGCCCAGCAACAGCTCCAGGTTGACCACTTTGTTGCGCTAAACGCAATGCACGCAACCTTTCTTTTTCAGGGTCAGTTAGAGTTCCTTCATTTTCTTTTTCAATCAAACTTTTCAATTCATCACTTATTTTTTTACCTTTTATATAATCTTTAGACAATTGATATAAAGAATAAAATATTCCGGCGGCTAAAAGTAGTGCAAGACCTGCTTTACTAAACACCAAACTCAATAAAGGTTTTAATATTGACAATAAAAAAGCGGAAGCTATTTTGACTCCTGTGAATAGACCTTTAAAACCAGTAACGATTCCGGACACTATTTTTCCAGGTAAATCTAATAATATTTGAGTTAGTTTTGTTCCTATATCGTTAAAAATTCCAGTTATCTTCTTTAGCAAATCTCCAATTGGATTTTGTTTTTTCTCTTCCTCTTTTTCCGGCTCTAATGCATTAGTTGTTGCGTTACTAGCTGTAGTTTTTGCAGTAGTGGATGTTACTCTTGATACAGGCCTAATTTTTTTTCTAGCTTGCATAGCCTTAACAATTCTTACTAAAGTCTTTCTCATAAGATTGGTATCTTTCTGAATCAAAGGCAAAGCCATACTATTTTTTGATATAATTTTTGTGCTAACACTTATGGAATCTAATAGTGATTTGGATGATGATAAAGAATCACCACCTCCGGCAGGAGCAGCACCAACTCCAGCACTTTCGCCTGATTGAGTGTTTAAAAGTTGAGCTTTATATGCCCTAAGTTTTGGAAATAAAGCAGTTAATAAACCACCTTGAGGCAGAGCTTTTCTGATATCCAGCTTCTCCTTCAGTCTCTCTTTAGCTGCTCCACCTAATGAGCTAAAAACACCCTCACCAGCTTCACGGCGAGATTTAATGATATCTGTAAGTGAACTGCTTGTTGTGTTTTTATTTGAAGAATTGTAGTCTTTTTTTCTAGTTTCTTTTTTGATATCTTTAATGATATCTTTTTTCAGTCTATTATATTCTTCTTGTTCTTCTGGTGTACGGTCTATTGCCATTTCCTATCTTCTTTGTTGGTTAGCAGCTTTAACTTTCTCATTTTCTTCTTCAAGATATCGTATTAACATATTCACATAGATATCTTTTTCCCAGGGAATCATATTTTCCAACTCTGTCAAACTATACTTGTGGTGTTGCATTAGAGCAAAGTTTGTTTTATAATGATTACCTAGATTATCATAACGAAATATTAACCGAAAAAATTTTGTATGCCTTCTACATCAATTTTTTCTTCGTATCCACATTTTCCACATTTAAAATCTAAAATCTTTTTCATTTTTGGCATAGTATCAAAGAATTGTTTAATGTTCTCCAAATCTTTTGATTGCAATGTTTCCAAAAATTCAACCAGCTCTTCTTTTGTGCTATCTTTGGCATAATACAAATTATCTTCATCGTAAATGTAATCAATACAACTAACAATCATTTGCAAAACAGTTTCAAAATTTTCTTGATTATCCACATTTGTGATAACATCCATTTTTGGATATTTCATAACAATACCAAGCTTATTGTTTATTTCAATTTTATTTGAATGGTTTTGATCCATCTCAGGTAGAATTTCCAAAACATTCACATCAATTTCCACTTCGTTACCACATTTGTGTTCTTTTCCATCATCCTTTATGATATTATTATTGCATTTATATTTTAACTGAACAATCTCACTGATAGAGCGAGCTCTTAAATTCAAGAATAACATTTCAATATCAAACAAAGGCAATGAATCAATATCGGTATCATCAAGGATACAGTTATTCAAAACCTGTTTGATTGTTGTGATTGTGGATTGAGGATCATCCGATTCTGAAGATATTAGAAATAACTTCTCCTCTTTGACAGTGAAAGGTCTAAATTTTACTTTCTTATCTGTTGAAAATAATTTAACCTCAAAAATAGGCACATCAATTTTAGGTAAAGCCATAATTACTCCATATTAATTAATTAAAAATCTTGATCTAGCACCAAATAGTTCATTCAATTTTGCGGAAACATCGCCTGCGCTACCAAATTGTTCATCATAAATTACTTTATATCGTTGATAAGCAAAGTTAACAGTTAATCTTTGAAAATTATCATCACTCCAAGATAATGGTTGTGGAGCTATACCGATTGGAAAAGCATCAACTAGTTGAATAGCATAAATTCTGTTTACAGTTTCATCATACTGTGTTATGGTAATATTGGTTAGATAGCTGCTTGTAGCGCCTTTAGGAAACCTAACATTATTCGTATCAGAAGGAATAATAGCTTCAATCCATCGGTCAAATATTTTACGCTCAGCATAATCATTTGTGCAAAGAAAAGTCAAGTTCATATCTGCATAATTTGTTAGATATGGGACTTGAAAGCCTGGACCATATATCTTCACCTTTTCTGTCACTAAACTTTTTCCTGGCATCTCTGCATTTTCACACATCATAGCTAAATGTCGTGTTGTTTCAGGATTAGCTGTCAATGCTTGTCTACTAATTGGATCTTGCCCAATAAATGTTCCTATAAACGAAGGCAGTGCAAAAGTTATATCTTGAATAACACTATCTCTTAGAGCAACAAGTTTATCAACAATACTATTTGTTACAAAATTATTGATGTATTGTGGCAAAGGAACAATCACATCATATCGGCTAGCTTTAGCTAATCCGCCACGCTTATTGACCTGTGATAAAAACTTATCTGGTGAAAATGACATTAGAATTTTTTCCTTGATTCCGACCAAACTTTTGAGCTTGAAGCTCCAATGAAACTTTCAAACGGCAACAACGCAGCAATATCCCACTCATCAGCTTCAATCTTTAAAAATCTACTTTCTATGTTTGAATAGAGGTATCTTTTTAGGCAAGCTGATTGTTCGTATATTTTTCCTGCAGCTTGTAATGAATCGTAAGTTAATCGTAATCTTGTTGTTTTATCATATTTTGAATTTGTGGCAAATTCACTAAGTTTATCTAAAAGGACGATTCGTTGCTTTGGGCTAATGTAATGCAAATTCAACCCTAAAAAACCATTCTGGTATTGTTCAATTGGTAAAACCAATGGGAACCTATCGTAATATGGCAACTTGTCCTTCGTCTTGGCTTCATAGAAATAAAAGTACATATGTCCTATCAAAGTATCGTCTACGAGTCGTCCTCTGTCGCTTAGGAGTGATTGGCGTGACGGTTTTAACTTACTTATTTTATTCAACAACCAATCTCTAGCTTGCCGAGAACGAGGTTGGTAACCTTCCTTGGTAAGTTGTTGATTAATTCGGTCGAGTAAATATGCCATGTTCTATTTATATTAGGTGAAAACAATTAATTACCATAGATTATCAGTTTTAAACACATAAGTAGCGGTGCTGCTTTAAATGATTAATTAGATACCTAAATCCTTCTCCGTCAGTACTAAGAACTTCCATCCATGTTCTTGACAAAAGATATCAGCTGCTCGCCACTTTTCTTGGTTAACAGCATAAGTTGCGGCTTCTTGAATAAATCGTTTGGTCTTTTTCTTTTGAACTGGCATCTTGGTTTGTGCGTCAGGTTTGACCTCTATTACATAGGTCATTACAGAACCATCTTTCTGTCTCATCTTGGCAATAAAATCAGGAAAGTATCTGTGCATTTTATTATCTACTGGACTTCTATAGGGAATTACAAGCTCTTCTGAGTTCCACCATATCACATTTGGATGAATATCCAGCCATTTCATCACTCTCAATTCCCAAGTGGAACGATAGATGATATTAGTTGAATCACCATTATATTTCTTTGGATTCTTTGGATTGAAGAATCCTTTGTAAGATTTGCCATATGTCATATAAATATATAGATGCCAATTTTAATGTAATAGGATAAAAATGTCATTTTTCAAA